TTTCTAACGGAACTGCATTAGGAGATATGAACGGATATTCTTTGACTTTTACAGGACAAGAAGCCGTTCCTGCTAACTTCTTGGATGCTCAAACCGAAGCACAATTAGTTACTTTGCTTAACTCCCCTACGGTAGTTAATTCTTAAGAACTTTGTTTCATATGCGTTAAGGGGGTGGAAACACCCCTTTTTTATTGCACAAAAAAACGGATTACTAGTTATTAATATATGATAGTAGTTAAAGAACAATTAACAAGCCAAACGTTTAATTTTATTCCGCGTTATGGTACACCAACAACGTGCGAATTAATTAACGAAAACACGAACGTTCCTGTATCGGTTGCGGGTACGTTTACGGCAGGAGATTACGTCTACCAATTTACGGCTATCTTACCAACCGAAGAAAACCGATTTTATTGGATGGTATTAAAAGACGCGAACGGAGATTTAGTTCTAAAGGAGCGTATCTTTTGCACTAACCAACCGATAGACACGTTTTCAGTAAATAACGGCGGTTACATTAGCAACCAAACAACTAACGACTTTATAATGTATGAGTAATAACGTCCATATACTTCAACTCGCGGAATATCAACAACCAACTATCCAAGAATCTAAACGCGACGCGTGGGTAGAATTCGGGGAAGATAATAACTACTTCGGGTACTTAATAGATAGGTACACGAAATCCACTACAAACAGCGCGATAATAAATAACGTAAGCCGTTTAATTTACGGCAAAGGTCTTAGCGCCTTAGACGCTTCGCGTAAGCCTAACGAATACGCTCAAATGATGACCTTGTTTAGTGCGGATTGTTTGCGTAAAATGGTATTCGATAGAAAACTATTCGGGCAGTTTGCTATTCAAATTCATTACAACGATAAGCACGATAAAATCTTAAAAGTTTACCATATGCCCGTGAATCTTTTACGTGCGGAAAAATGCAACGATAAAGGCGAAATAACGGGTTATTTTTATTCGGATAATTGGGAAGACGTACGCAAGTTTCCACCTACGCGAATTCCCGCGTTTGGACACTCTAAAGACAAAGTAGAAATAATGTTCGTTAAGCCTTACGGGGTTGGAATGAAATACTACGCTTACCCCGACTACCAAGGCGCTATACCTTACGCAGTTTTAGAAGAAGAAGTAAGCGACTATTTAATAAACGAAGTTCAAAACGGATTCTCGGGTACAAAGGTGGTTAACTTTAACAACGGAGTTCCTTCGGAAGAACAGCAAGACCTTATTAGTCAAAAAGTATTATCTAAGTTAACGGGTTCGAAAGGACAAAAGGTTATCGTAGCCTTTAACCTAAACTCGGAATCTAAAACAACGGTAGACGATATACCATTAAACGATGCGCCCGACCATTACACGTACCTAAGCGAGGAATGCTTAAGAAAAATAATGTTAGGACACAACGTAACAAGTCCGTTATTATTTGGTATTGCTTCTTCTAACGGGTTTAGTTCAAACGCAGATGAACTGCAAAACTCGTTTATATTGTTTAATAATATGGTTATTAAGCCATTTCAAGACGAAATGTTAGAAGCGTTCGATAGGATATTAGCATTTAACGGGATAGCCTTAAAATTATTCTTTAGAACGTTAAAACCACTTGAATTTACCGACCTAGAAAACGCAACTACGGAAGAACAAGTAACGGAAGAAACGGGAGCGGATACAACGGAGTTAAAAGCACAAAGCACGGAAGAACAAATAGCCTTAGCGTTACAAGAATTCGGCGAACAACCTAAAGCGGATTGGCTATTAATAGACGAAGCACCCGTAGATTACGACACGGACGAAGAAGAAAACAACGCGCTTAAAGGCGAAAAAAGTTTATTCTCACGTTTAGTTGAATTGGTAAATACAGGAATCGCATTCCCTAACGCTAAGTCCGAACAAGACGAAGTTATCGAAGGAGTTAAATTTATTACTAGATATGTTTACGAAGGCGAAGACGGCGGGAAAAGTGGTAAGACACGTCCGTTTTGTAAACTAATGAAAAGCGCTAAAAAGATTTACCGAAAAGAAGACATTTTACGAATGAGTAAAAGTATAGTAAATGGATTCTACGTTAATGCTGAAGGCGAACAAATAGGTTTTGGACCAAAAGGAAATTTAACGTACGATATTTGGTTATACAAAGGCGGTCCAAATTGTCATCACCGATGGAATAAGCAAGTTTACGCGCAGTTCGATAGTCGTTTTGGAATAGACGTAAATAGTCCAAAGGCTAAACAAATTGCCGTACGTAAAGCGGAAAAATTCGGATATAAAATTAAAAACAATGCACTCGTAAGCACTCGACCAATCGATATGCCGAACCGAGGATTTTTACCTAAATAAAATGGCAGAAGCATTACTAATAACACGGGACGATTTAGTACGTTTTACCGCACTAAACGGGAATATAGATACCGATACGTTCATACAATGGATTAAAGTTGCTCAAGATATCCATATACAACAATACACGGGTACGCAACTACTAGATAAAATAAAAGCGGATATAATCGCAAATACGTTAGCGAATCCTTATTTAGATTTAGTTGAAACGTACTTAAAGCCTATGTTGATACATTGGGCAATGGTAGAGTACCTTCCGTTTATGGCTTACACTATGGCGAACAAGGGTATATTCAAACATAGTTCGGAAAACGCTACAAACGTGGATAAAAACGAAGTAGATTTCCTTATAGATAAGCAAAAGTATTTAGCTCAAAACTACACCGAGCGGTTTGTTCAATATATGATATTCTCGGGTAATACGTTTCCCGAATACTACACAAATACGAACTCGGATATTTACCCGAACACGGATTCAAACTACACGGGATGGGTAATATAAAGAAGGAATACACACCAAAGAAAAGCAACGTAATTAAGTTGCAGAAACTAATTAAAAAGCTAAACAATGGCAATCAAAATAAGTGAATTAACACCAAAGGGTGCTAACCTAGAAGCAACGGACTTACTCGAAATTTCGATATCAACCGCAGACGGATACGAATCTAAGTCCATAACGGGCGAAGAAATTATTAATTCTATTCCCGTTCCAAGTGTAAACCCAACTTTATTAGGGTTTAGGGGTATTTTAGGAACGCAAACGTCAGGAACAACGATAACGGCTTGCCACTCGGTTTTGATTCCTGCAAACACACTAACAACGAATAGCATTCTTCAGGTGGTATTTAGAATGTACCGACAAAGCGGTAACGTTGGCCAAATGTACGGACGTATTTACTTTAACACTTCGAACACTTTAACGGGCGCAAGTTTATTTAATACTACGCTAACAATGAATGGGGGTGGAACTCAATACGTTGGATATTGCGAACGTAATTTTTCTTATAATGGAACTACGTTAACAAGTTATTCAAATGTAGCGTTTTCGGATTACACCGTTGGAAATATTTTAACGAACACGTTAAATAGAACGGTTGATAATTACGTTTTATTTACAATGCAGTGTCAAAATTCCGCAGATATTGCGAATATAGATTTAGTAAAAGTTTTTGCGTATGTTTAATTTAACAACAATTAATGGCGGCTTCGTAATGAACGAACTCGAATATATTTTTGAAGGCGAAGCGGAAGTTTTAGACGAAACGCAAGCGCACGTACCAACCGACAAAGGAGTAATTTTCTGCGATACCACGATGAGCGTAAACGAAAACACGTACACGAATATAAACGACTTCTTAACCGAATTATATGGATAATCATTTACGCGGTCTTTCATTACTTTATTATTTGTTTTCTTTTACAGGAATCGTGTTCACGTTGTTTGAAGCGCCTTACATATTTATCAAATTATTTGCAGTTGCTTACGGAACTTACTTAGCCTTTGAGCTATTGAACTACTACCAAAATGAATACTAAACTACAACTTTTATTACTTTCGTTTTTAGCTATTTTAGCACCTGTTAAAGGAATGGTGCTTATTACTATCTTTTTTATTTGGGTTGATTTAATAGCGGGTATATGGCGAAGTAAAAAGTTGAAGTTACCTTTACGTTCTAGAGGGTTCGCCCGTACGATTTCTAAAACACTACTTTACGCGGGTGGTATCGTTTCGGTTTTCTTTTTGGAAAAATACGTTCTAGCAGATTTAATCGGAATCTTTATTAGCGTTGAACTTGTGTTAACTAAAGCATTTACGTTTTACTGCGTTTTCACGGAGTTAAAATCAATTAATGAAAGTTACTTCGACGTAACTAAAAAAGACGTTCTAAAATCATTTAAGGAGTTCATAACAGCGAAAAAACAAGAATGGGATGAGTTCAAACCTTGACATTCAAAAAATAGTACAAAAGCGTTTATCGAAAGGGCAATTCTTCGAAGAACAAAGCGACAAAACGCAAATATATTTACACCACACCGCAGGCAATGGAAACGCGGAAGGAGTTGCACGTTTTTGGAATAGCAACGATTCACAAATAGCAACCGCGTTCGTTGTAGGAGAAAACGGAACGATAGTACAATGTTTTAGCTCAAAGCATTGGGCTTGGCACTTGGGAATAGATAGCCAAGATTTCGCAACGCGTGGACTACCTTATAAAAACCTAAACAAACTTTCGGTAGGTATAGAGGTGTGTAATTGGGGAATGCTCAAAGAAAAAAACGGAAAATTCTTTAACTACGTAGGCGGGGAAATAAACCATTCGTATGTTACCACTTTGGAAACTCCGTACAAAGGTTACAAACATTGGTATAAATACACGGACGCGCAAATAGAAGCAACGCGCCAACTTGTCGTATATCTTTGCGAAACGTACGGAATTCCGAAGGCTTATCGTAAAGAAATATGGAGTTTAGATAACGAAGCATTCAAGGGTTCTAAGGGAATATATACGCATAACTCAGTACGTAAAGACAAAGCGGATATTTACCCGTGTCCACGTATGATTAAAATGTTACAAAGTTTATGATTCGATTAATAGCGATTTTAAGCGTTTTAACGATGTTTTCGTGTTCAAGTGAACGCAAGGCTCAATACCACTACCGAAAAGCGCTTAAAAACGGGCTAAAGGTGGTTAACGATAGCGATACGATTAGAATAACTACATTGGATTCGTTCCCCGTAATAAAACACGATTCGATTGTTTGGGAAAAGTTTATCGCATATCGCGATACGGTAATAAATTTTAAGAACGTTTATATACCTAAAACCCGTTGGCAAACTAGAATAGAATACAAAGAACGAGTAAAGACGTTACGAATAGAAGGTAAGACAAAATGGAAGACCGCAAAGGCTTCGCAAGTGGTTAAATATCGTACTTCGTGGTGGTTAGTTTTGATTGCTTTTGTACTTGGGTTCGTTCTAAGATTTATTCTAAATTCTACCTTTATTTCGCGGGTTCGTCTTTTCTTCCGATATTTCGGGCAAATTTAACATTTATGAATGTAATAAAACACGGAAAAAATATCCACGAATTACAATTAGTGGGTACGCAAGTGCACGTAGCTATGCTTTCGGATTTACATTGGGATAACCCTAAATGCGATTGGCAACTATTAAGGAAGCACCTTGACTTTTGCAACGATAACGGAATACCTGTAATAATAAATGGGGACTTCTTTTGTTTAATGGAAGGCCGTGGGGATGCAAGACGAAGCAAAAACCTACGTCCCGAACATAATAATACACGTTATTTAGATTCAATCGTTGAAACTGCGGTTGAATGGTTCGCACCTTACGCGCATATTATCAAAGTTATCGGATATGGTAACCACGAAACAAGTATAATCAAATACCAAGAAACCGATTTACTTCGTAGGTTCGTTGATTTATTAAACTACAAATGTAGTTCGAATGTTCAAACGGGCGGGTATGGCGGTTGGGTAATTATTAAACAAACTATTTACGGAAATTGTAACATAACCACTAAAGTAAAGTATTACCACGGCTCGGGCGGCGGTGGTGTCGTTACTAAAGGAGCGTTAAACCTTACACGTTCACTTGAAATGTACGAGGACTTCGACGTGTTTACAATGGGACACATACACGAAAATAGCTCACGTAACGACGTTAGAGAATGCGTTAACCATAACGCAAAGAAAGGTTATTCAGTTAAACAAAGGCAACTTCATTTAATGCTCACGGGTACATACAAAGAAGAATACGGCGAAGGCGCGTTCGGTTGGCACGTTGAAAGGGGCGCACCACCAAAGCCATTAGGCGGTAGAATATTGAAAATTGAATGCAAAGAAGTTGATAACTCATTAGTAAAGAATATAGATTCTTTTAAGTTTCCGTTGTAATTTAGCACCATAGCGTTTAGGGGGGTAGAAATATCCCCTTTTTTTATATTCATTAGGTAAAGAAAATCCGTTTTTTTATACACGAACGCGCCTAATTTAAGATTATCCCCTTATTTTTATTGAGATTATTTAAGGTTATTCCCTTATTCCTTATTTAGAATCATTATAAATTTGTAGAAAAGTGAAAAAAATTTGTTAAAAAGTTTGGTACATTTAAACTTAGTATTTATATTTGCGTATAGTTATTCACTAAACAATTAAAAAAAACGATATGAAAACAGCAACATTAGTACACGTAGAAACAGGAATAGAGTATTATAAAAATGATGTTTTATTTATTCCATCTGCAAATGAAAAATTATTATGGTCTTTATTTGGAACTCCTGAAAATGTAACAATGATACAGCAAACTTTTGAAACTCAAATAGATGAATTTACAGGGTTTACAAAAAAAGAAATTGAAGCGAAATTAAATGATAATTTTGAAAAAGGGTTATATAATTTTTTGCCTGCAATGGGTGTAAATCAAAACATAGAATTACGATTTTAATAACAAAACGGGGGGTGCGCATCCGTAACGCACATTTAATTAAACGCTATGGAAACAATTATTAAAGCCTACGAGCAAGAGTTAAAAGACAACTATTATGAACTACGGGACGCGTTCGGCGCGTTAGACGAAGCAACCCAAAAAGCATTCCGCGAATGGATGGTTATTGAAGAATTATTAACCCGCTTAAACTTGAACAATGAAACTATTTAAGAACTTATTTAACGACCTAGACAACGAAGGTCAAATGATGTTAAACACGATTATCGAAGCCTTAACGTTAGTTGGCTTGTTTTCCGTGTCCCTTTTATTAATCGCATATTTTATTATCTTATGAAAATCGAAACTTTTTACCCGTTAGCGTACTTTTACGCAGAAACTTTTGAAGGAGAATGCACCTTCGAACTATCCGTAGACGAAGACAACGACTTAAACGTAACTATTTGCACTGCCGTAGCTTACCGCAACGACTTAGAAATCGAACTAGAACACGTACTTACGGATTACGACTTACAATTAATCGCAACCGAAATTTACGACGATTTATTGAATTCGGATTTACACGACGAAGTAACACAACAAGAATATAATAACAAAATACAAATAGCATATGACAACGGGAAGAACTCACGAAGAATATAATTTACCCGAGCAAGTTCGTTGGTGGCTCAACGGCGAAGGTTGGGTACATAAAAACGGACATTTTAACTTTAACCACTATTGTAACGTAGTAAATGCAAAATATGAAGAAATACGAAATAACCCATTACTTTCAAGAAACCCCGAAGGCTCGCAGAAAACGAACAAAATCCGTTGTCGAAGCGTATTCCCAACACCACGCTAAGTTAGTGTTAGATATTTGGGAAGGATTAATAATTAACATTAAAGAGATATGCAACTAAAAAACAAATTCACGGACTTAATAGAAACAAACGACCTTCGCAAACGGAGCAGAAAACGAAAGTATGTAAACCAACGCGGTTACCTAATTAAATTAATGCGCGGGTACGGATTCTCGTATATAGAAATCGGCGAAATGTTAGGGCTTAACCACGCTACCTGCATTCACGCTTTTAACAATGCGAACCTTTGGGAATCTATAAACGATAGGCACTTTTACAACGATACGGAACACCTTCGCGCAGCAATGAATAACTTTAAGGTTAACAGAACGATGAATGATTTATACCTAGACGTTAAAAACGCAGGAGGCTTAAAAGACCTTGAACACATTCAAGAACGAATAAGACGCGGGGAATATCAAATAAAATTTTACGAAAATGAACAAATATTGAATTAATTAGTTATATTTGTGAGCGGTGTGCAGACCGAATTTACAAAACTTATTTAACCTCATTGGGGAGTAGTGCTGCACCGCGAAACCTAATGGGGTTTTTTTATGTACCTATGAAAAGAGATTCAATGATTATTTACCGAAGTTTCTACGAAGCAATTAAGGAACTTCCAAAAGAAAACCAAGCCGAAGTATGGAGCGCAGTTTATGAGTTAGGATTAAACGGGAAAACCATTCAGTTAGAAGGAATTAGTAAAACTATCTTTACGTTGATTGCACCCCAATTAGAAGCAAACTACAAGAAATTCGTAAACGGAAGCAAACCTAAAACAAAGCACACCGAAAGCAAAAGCGAAGCAAAACCGAAGCAAGAAATAAGCAAAAGCGAAGCTAATGTAAATGATAATGTAAATGATAATGTAAATGATAATGTAAATGTTATACCTTCTTGCGAAGAGTTTATAGCTTATGCAATTAGTAAAGAACCAACCGCAGATAAAAACGAACTACGATTAAAGTATGAAAGTTGGAAGGTAAACGATTGGTGTACTAACGTAAAAGGTAAGAACAAAAAAATTCTAAATTGGAAATCAACTATTTTAAACACGTTACCTTATATTCGCAAAATTAACCCTAACGAACTATCGGACGACCTGCAACAAACCGCAAACATATTAGCTAAGTTAAATTGGAAGGACACTAAAGATTACAAAAATGCTGACTAAACAAGGAGATAGCTTACAATACCTACTCGACTACAAAGAAGGTAAGATTCAACAAGGCTTAAAAATTGATTGCGTATTAGACGATTATTTACGCTTCAAACCTAAGCAACTAAACATAATTTTAGGACACGACAACGTAGGTAAAACTTATTGGGTATTTTGGTACTTCCTTGTTCTTGCATTAAAACACGGACTTAAATTCTGCATATGGTCGGGAGAAAATCAAAAGGGACAAATACTGCGGGATTTAATACAAATGTATAGTGGCGAACCATTCAAGAATCTAACGACAAACCAAATACATTCCTATTCCGCTTACCTAGAACAATTTTTCTACTTCGTGGATAATAGCAAACTTTACAAGCCGTTGGAACTTTTGGAAATCTTTTCTAAGTCCAAATGCGATGTCGGTTTAATAGACCCGTTCACAGGATTAGACCGCGAAATGACTTACGAAGGAAATTACACGTTTATGAATAAGGCGCGGGAATTCGTAAACAAAACGGGTATGACTATTTACATAAACACGCACCCAAATACTGAAAGTGGAAGAAGCGCAAATTTATACACGGACGGCGATTTTAAGGGACACTTGAAACCACCACTTAAAGACCACATAGAAGGCGGGAAGGCTTTTCTAAATAGATGCGATGATATGTTTGTTATTCACAGGCTAATTAAACACGAAACGATGAAATATAACACAATGATAGGAGTTGAAAAAGTAAAAGATATGGAAACGGGCGGGAAGCATACGGGAATAAACGACCAAATTTTATGTAATTTTAACTCGGGGTTAGGTTTTGAAGTTTACGGAATCAACCCGTTAAAAGAAATGAGAAATGGAACTAACAAATAAAATAAGAATAACAAACGAGGATAATATGCTACTAATGGCACGTTACCCCGACAACTACTTTGACTTGGCAATAGTTGACCCGCCTTATGGTACAGGAGTGCAAATTATGAATATAACAGCTACTCCTTCAAAAAGAAAAAATAAAAGAATAGCAAAAAAAGAAAATAAAGATTGGGATGTTTCTCCTAAAAAAGAATACTTTGATGAATTGTTTAGAGTTTCAAAAAATCAAATTATTTGGGGAGCTAATTATTACGACTATTTAAATGGAAGCAGATGTTGGATTTTTTGGGATAAACTATATGAAAATACTTTTAATTTTAGTGCAGGAGAATTAGCGTGGACTTCTTTTAATTATCCAATGCAAAAAGTAACAATATCTAATAGAATTATGCCTCACCAATCTTCAACTCACTTTCATCCAACATCAAAGCCGATAAAATTATATAAATGGTTATTAGATAAATTTGCTAAAGAAGGAGATAAAATACTCGACACCCACTTAGGCAGTGGCTCAATAGCTATAGCGTGCCACGATTACGGCTTTGATTTAACAGCCTGCGAACTAGATTCCGAGTATTACGAAAAGACGATACAAAGAATTAAAAACCATATTTCACAACAAAAACTATTTTAATGGACGATTATACAATATTACGAAGCCAAGTTTTATTAGGGTTTACCTACGCTAAAATACAATCTAGTTTAGACGAAATAAAGACGAAGCACCCAACCCGAACGGACTTAATTAATTCAATGGAGGAAACGTTATCGCATATTCAAGAAGTTAAGTTATCTTGGAATCAGTTTGAACAAGAATTTAGAGCGATGCGACAAAACGGATACCGAACCGATTTAATAAACTTGGATTTACGAGAGGAAAATAATAGGCTTAAAGCCGAACTAAACGCAATAAGATTTTAATATGCGCTGCAAAAATTGTAAAAGCGTATTTATTCCCGTTAGGTTTAATCAAAAGTATTGCCTAGAATCCGATTGCGTTCGTGTTTGGGTAGAAACTGAAAAGGAAAAGCAATGGAAGAAAAAGAAAAAACAACTAAAAGACGAACTCCAAACGCTACCCGAGTTACTTAAATTGGCTCAAATAACGTTTAACAAGTACATTCGACTACGCGACAAGGATAAACCTTGCGTAAGTTGCGAAAAGCCGTTAGGGGCAAAATATGACGCAGGACATTATTTTAGTATGGGTGGACACAAGGCAGTAACCTTTGACGAAGACAACGTTCACGCGCAATGCGTAACGTGCAACCAATATAAACACGGAAACTTATTAAACTACCAAATAGGAATCCAACAACGAATAGGAGCGGATAGGTTAATAGAATTACATTCCCGCGCTCACGATGTTAAGAAGTGGACAAAAGACGAACTAAACGAAATTATTAAACGCTATAAACAAAAAATAAATGAGGTTTGAAACACTTAAAGACCTGCAAAACGAATACGAGGCAATAGCAATTTTTTGCGATGAGTACGAATTAAGTTGCAGGAAGTTAGACGAAAACGATATAGATTTTGAACTAATCAAAGACGAACGAATAATAGGTTACGCAGAAGTAAAAGGAAGAAACAAAACAATACAGGAAGCCTACCCGTTACCAATAGCCGTTAGGAAGTTAGTTAAGCTAATGGACAAAAAGACGAACCCCGTAATTATTTGGAAGTGTTACGATGGAATTATATACGGCAAACTTGAAAAACTTAAAGGACAAATAAGAATAGGTGGTAGAAAACCCCGCGAACATTCCGTTAACGATATTGAGTTAATGGCCTATTTTGATAGGTCAACTAATTTGAATGAAAAAAAAATCTAAAAAAAAATTCAAAAAAGTTTGCAGATTGAAATAATATGTTTATATTTGTGTATAATTAAAAACGAAAACGCTATGAAAAAATGCAGAACCAAAAAAGATTTAATTAATAATCCTTATGTATCGAGTATACATTGCGAATATCAATATGGGGTATTTGATAATTACGACGATATTTATATTTTATCTCTAAAGGGGGATTATTGGTTTAAGGAAGAAGAAGTTGGTTGTTTACACGAACCAACAATTTCGAGATTAATTTCGAGATTTAATTCAATGACAATAAGTAAAAGAACAGACGGATTTTAATAATAAGACAAGGGGTGCGACTTGGTTAACGCACGTTTTAATTTATACGCTATGAAAAATTTATGGAAATCGTTGGCAGCCTTCCAACAAGAAGTACCCGTAATTCACAAGGGGACACAAGGCTATGGGTATTCTTACGCAGATTTACCGAAGATTTTTGAAGTAGTTAACCCGCTTCTAAAAAAACACGGATTAGGCTTTACGCAATTACTCGATACTAAAGAAGGAATCGACTATATTGCTACGGTTATTTTTCACTTTGAAAGTGGCGAAACGTTAGAATCAAAGGTAGCCATTCCGCAAGTCGAATTAAAAGGTATGAACGATTACCAAAGTTTTGGGAGCGGGGTTACTTACTTTAGACGTTATGCGTTGTCTTCAGCGCTCGGATTAGTTACGGACAAAGACACGGACGCAAGTGGCGAACAAGTAAAACACGAACCAAAGAAACCTAATATCGACCAAAAGCGTTTAGGCAAAGCATTAGAAGCAATCGCTGAGGGTAAGTACACTAAAGAAGAACTATTAGCTAACTTTAGTTTAACCGATTCTCAAATCAAATTACTTGAAAACGTATGAAAGTCCGATGTTCTCAAATTGGTAAGATAATGACTAACCCCCGCAAGTCGGGGGAAGTCCTAAGCCAAACCGCAAAAACGTACGTACAAGACCTTGTCTTATTAGAAAAGTATGGAATACGTAAGGAATTTAGTTCACGTTACACGGACAAAGGTAACGAAGTAGAAGACCTTTCGATAGCGTTGGTTAACGAGGTACTAAATTACAAGTTTATCTATAAAAACGACGAACACTTCAGTAATGATTGGGTTACAGGAACGCCCGACGTAAACACGGACGAAGTATTAATAGACGTTAAAAGTAGTTGGGACGCTTCAACGTTTCCATTCTTCGAAACGGAGTTACCTAACAAAGATTACTTTTACCAACTGCAAGGGTATATGTGGCTAACGGGTAAAACGGAATCCGTGTTAGCGTATTGCTTAATAGACACCCCGTTAGAAATGGTTGAAGACGAAGTAAGACGAGCGCATTGGAAGTTACACCTAATCGAAGAAAACACGGAAGTAAGAAACGAAATAGAATCTAAACACAAATTTAGCCATATACCAAACAACCGAAGGGTAAAGTATTGGTTTGTTCAACGCGATGAATCCGTAATTGAGCAGATTAAAGAACGCGTGGAGCTATGCCGTGAATACTATAACCTATTAATGAAAACGATATGAATATAACACACGAAAACGAAATAAAACACGAAGACACGGTATTAATGGCAGTAATGACAAAATACCACGAACGCAGTAAACGCGGCATACGAAAATACGGAACGAACCTAGATAGAAAAGACGTTGATTTATTAGGGTGGTTAAACCACTTACAAGAGGAACTAATGGACGCTACTTTATATATTGAAAAACTAAAGAAGGAAATAAAATAATATCCCTTAAAAGAAACAAAAACCTATAAATTTATCCCTTATGAAGGCAATACTAGAATTTAACTTACCCGAAGACGAAGTAGAATACTATTGCGCTAACAAAGGTACTGCAATGTTAAACGTTCTTTGGGAAATGCAACAGGAACTCCGTAAGTTATACAAGTACGAAGAACTAAACAAAGACGAAATGTTAATAGTTGAACGAATGCGTGATTTTCTAAACGATAGCTTAAATGACCACGAAATAAACCTAAACAAATGAAATATGGAATAATCTTTTTAAGCGCTTTAATTATCGAAATATGTTCTACCTTTTACATTAGGTACGTTTCGGAAGCGAACACGTTAGGAATGTTATTCTTTGCGTTTATA